CGCATACTGTATCGGCAATATTCGATTAGGCTATGCGACTATATTGCCTTATGCAAGGCTTTCAATGAACCGTTAGATTTTTTCATTCCGAATTGAAAAAGTCTCGGAAATAAAATAAGGTAGGAAAACAACATGAGCAAGACAGAATTTTTCAAAGTTATCGTAGTGCCGATTGAGCGTGATGACTTCCGCCCGTGCGTTTTGGAGTACGGGGTATCGCTTGAAAAGGCTGAAAAAGCAGTCAGAAATTATGTAAATGTTAATGGCTTGCGTTTCAAGAAGGACGGCAAGTATCATCCCGCGTTAGTACAGATCAGGAGAATCAAAGACCCGTTGCCGGACGGCTACTTCCTATTATCGGCAAAGGGGGTGAAGGTATGAGCGAGAATGTCAAAAAAGGTCGTGGCAGACCGAACAGCGGTTATACCATTACCAAATGTGACCGTTGCCCGTCTGGAGAGATTATCGAGGATGCAAGGATTGATAAGAACCTATCGCTTGTAGAGGTTGCGTACTTAGCAAAACTTTCTCCCGGCACAATAAGTAATATGGAACGCTACGGAGTTACTACGGCAAGGGTTGGAACTTTATTAGCTGTTTGCAAAGTTCTTGAACTTGATCCTATGAAACTTATCAATGCCGATGTAGGCAAGATATTGTGAGGTGAACATGAACAAGACAACGCAGATACAGAAGATCGTTGAGTTTTGCAAAATCCATACTTGGATAACTCAGAGGGACGCATACAGGTTAGGCATTTACCGCCTTGCAAGCCGTATTCACGACATGAAAGAGATGGGCTACGGCATCATCAGGGAGTTTATCGAGGTCAAGAACGCCGACGGCACTACGAGCCGTGTCAAGCGTTATTCGATTGTAAAGTCGCCAGAGAAAGAGGTTTACAATGTCGGTTGAACTTCATATATGTAAGAACCATGATTCATGGTTAAAGCGAAGAAAAAAGTATATTGGTGGGAGTGATGTCGCTTGCATAATGGGGCTTAATCCGTGGAAAACCAACAGACAGTTATATCGGGAGAAAAAAGGACTTGTAGAGCCTGACGATCTATCTGATAACAAATTAGTTATCTACGGCACGGAAGCAGAAGAACACATACGGGCATTGTTTCAGCTCGATAGACCTGATTTGACCGTTGAATACGTTCCTAACAATTCATGGCATAACTCGAAATATCCGTTTGCGGCGGTTTCACTTGATGGCTGGACTACTGATAAGGACGGCAGGAAGGGAATACTTGAAATCAAGACGGCAACGATCACGAACGCGCAGCAGAGCGCGAAGTGGAAAGACCGAATCCCAGATAACTACTACTGTCAGGTACTATACTATCTCGGAGTTACGGAGTGGGATTTTGTCGATCTTCGGGCAAACCTCAAATATGAGTTTCCCGATTCACCCTTACATATCATCACACGGGACTATCACATCGAGCGTTCCGAAGTCGAGGAAGATATAGAAACAGTTATGCAAAAAGCGGGCGAGTTTGCAGAACTGTTAAAGAAGAACGAAGAACCCGCAACATTATTGACCTTATGAAAGGAGATAGGAAAAGAGCATGAATTTTGAATTGAAGGTGCAAGCACCGCAGAACGCGCCTGTCATTTGGAACTATGAAGAACTGAAAGCTAATCTCACAACCGCGCTCGCAGACTATCAGAACCGCGTTTATTCGGAAGATACGATAGCCGAGGCGAAAGAGGACAGCGCAAAGCTGAATAAGTTGAAAAAGGCTATCAGCGACGAACGCATTTCCCGCAAGAAAGAGTACATGAAGCCTTTTGAAACTTTCGAGGATCAGGCAAAGGAACTTTGTGAGTTGATAGACGAAGCAGCATCCGGCATTAAGTCGCAGTTGGACGCTTTCGAGCAGAAGCGCATCGACGAAAAGACAAAGCGCATCGAAGCCTTGTATGCGGACATTATCAGCAACTACGACTTGCCGTTTATGACGCTCGAAAAGATATTCAATGACAAGTGGTACAACAAGGGTACATCGGAAAAGGCTATCGCAAAGGAGATTACGGAGAAGTGCGAAAGAGCCGTAAAGGATATTGAGGTAATCAAGCGTTTGCCTTACGCATTTGAAGCCGAGAGCGTGTATAAGAAAACGCTTGACCTTAATACCGCCCTGGAAGAAGGCGAGAGCATGGCGAAGGTAATCAAAGCCAAATCCGAAGCCAAAGCCGAAGAAGTAAAGGCAACGGCAAAAGACAGCGAGATTTTTGAAATCAGCTTTAAGGCAAAAATGACAGTTGAACAGGCGAAAGCACTTTCGTTGTTCTGTAAGGTCAATGGTATCAAGTTGGAGAGGTTATAAGCATGGGTAAGAAGATCACAAAAGACGAGTTCACAACCATTATCGCAAAAGCCGTTACAACGGAAATGCACGAATTTGAGGTCAAAATGGGAACGCCCTCATTAGCGATAGCTCTTATGGGCGCAAGCATAGGAACAAAAATCAAAGACCTTCTTTTTGAAAACGAAGAAGAAATCGAAATTATCACAGAAAAGGAGTAATTCACAATGGCAGTAAACAATTCATTGGCAAAGACCTCAAAGGCATCGACGAGCGACAAAATCTCTTTTATCGCAAACAACGAGGAAGTAAAACTTTCGATAGACGATATTAGAAACACACTTGCAAACGGAAACAGCGAGATCACCATTAAGGAAGCGGTAATGTTTATGACGCTTTGCCGTTATCAGCATCTTAATCCGTTTCTCCGTGACGCTTACCTGATTAAGTACGGCAACGATAAGCCCGCTACTATGGTAGTAGGTAAAGACGTTCTTTTGAAGCGTGCCATGCGTTCAGACAAGTTCGGCGGTCTTACAGCTGGCGTTATCGTTCTTACCGCAAACGGTGACCTTAAAGAACGTGAGGGCACTTTCGTTCTCGACGGCGAGCAGCTTGTCGGCGGTTGGGCGAAAGTAGTCGTCAACGGCTACGCTTCCCCGTTCTATGCTTCCGTAAGTCTGAAAGAATACTCAACAGGTCAGTCGAACTGGAAATCAAAACCCTCTACGATGATCCGCAAGGTTGCACTTGCCCAGGCATTGAGAGAGGCTTTCCCCGAAGAAGCGTGCGCGCTCTACGAGCAGGAAGAAATCAAAGAGGTATCTGATATTGTCCTTGACACTACCCCTGTCTCTATCCCCTCAGAATCGCCCGTAGAAGCGTCCGAGCCGATAAAGGTAATCGAACCCGAACCCGAGGTAGAAACGCCCACAGAGGTCAAGCAGAGCGGTCAGGCGGGCATAGACGATATTATGTTCCCCGAATCACTTGGCGGAAACGGAAAGAGTGATCTTCCTTTTGAACTGTGAGGACTTGATTTTCGGTTGAATATCAGGTTACAATAGTGAGGTATGGTTGTATCGGTGTGCGGTAGATACAACACACGGTACAACCTAAACCGAAAGTTACCCGAGAGAATCCGCACAATTCTTTCGGGTTTTCTTTTTAAGGAGCGAAATATGAGCGTATATCGCAGACACAAAAGGACTGATTATAGCGTTATTGACAATCATGTATTCAAAAACAAGGAATTAACGCTAAAAGCCAAAGGGCTGCTCGCCACGATCTTATCCTTGCCCGATGATTGGAAATATTCTATTGATGGTCTTGCGGGTTTATCTGCTGACGGCGTTACTTCCGTAACCAATGCAATTAACGAGCTTATAAACAAGGGCTATATAACCAGAACCAAATCAACCGACAATAGCGGAAGGTTTAACGGATATGTTTATGACATATACGAGCGACCACAAAAACCGTACTCGGAAAACCCGATTACGGACAATACGATTACGGAAAATCAGGTACTATCAAATACTAATATATCAAATACTAAAGTATTAAATACTAATAGTATAGATAATTCCCCTATTATCCCCGCCGAAATTGCAAAACGGAAAGAGCTTTTTGAACAGTTTTGGGCAGCATATCCGAAGTGCAAGCGAAAAGTTGATAAGAAGGGTTGCGAGCGAAAGTTTATCAAGATCGAAAACCTTGAACAGATATTCCCCGACATAATGGCTTCCCTTGAAATGTGGAAGAAATCAAAACAATGGACGAAGGATAACGGAGAATATATCCCGCTAACTTCAAAATGGATAAACCAGGAATATTGGACGGTTACGGACGAAAGAACTGAAAGAGAAGCAGTTGCGGATCAGTTACTTGCTCAAAACATGGATAAGTTTTTCGGAGGTCAATAAAAATGTTATCAAAAGAAACTTTTATTGCCGGAATGTCGGCATTAAAAAAAGGCTATATCGGTTGGGAGTTTGATTTAAGCGACGATATGCAGATAACTTTTTGGTATTCAGCCTTTAAGGGTTTATCTGACGAGCAGTTTAACATGATGATAGGAGAATACTACGCTCACAATAAATACCCGCCGCAGAGTGCGAGAGCTTTAACCGAAGTTTTGGTCGATAAGGTTGTAGGCAACGCAAAAATCAAACCCGAGAACGCTTTGAACACGGTTAGGGATATTGTTTCAAATCGTGGTGGTTGGGAGTACGAAGGACGAGCCGAGATATACCAGGACTTGAAGAAATATCCGGCACTATCGGAAACGGTACATGAGTTTGAAGCCGATTTGCGCCGTATGAGTGCCGATGATACATACACGGCTGACAGATTTAGAAAAGCGTATGAAGTCAGGCTGCGGACAAATGCGATAAAGCAAGTCGATACGGCATTAGGCTTGAATATTCCCGATAACTCAAAACTGTTAGGATCAGGCTTTTTGCCAAGTGAAATTTAATCAATAAAGGAGAAAACAAACAATGAACAAAGCAATTTTGTGCGGCAGACTGACAAAGGACGCAGAACTGAAAAGAACATCAAACGGAACGACTTTTTGTAATTTCATTATTGCGGTTGACAGAAGATTTAAGGACGCAAACGGACAGCGACAGGCTGACTTTATCGCTTGCGTAGCATGGAGACAGACGGCAGAATTTGTCGCAAAGTATTTCAAGAAGGGAAGCAAGATTGCAGTTGTAGGCTCAATCCAGACGAGAACCTACGAAGATCAGAACGGGCAGAAGCGACTTGTTACTGAGGTAGTCGTTGACGAAGCGGAGTTCGTCGAGAGCAAGGCAAACGGCAACGGCAACAGCCCGGCAACGAATCAGACACAGGCAAGCACCGCGCCGACAGCCCCCGCAGCATCCGAACAGGCAGCTCCCGTAGCATCCGAACAGGTTGATTTGCCGTTTGAAGTGTGAGGTAAGATATGAACGAAGCATTGAAAAAGCCCGAAAAGTACCGCAAGCGGTATATGCGAAGTCATAAGATGCTTACGTTACTTCTGGATAAGGAAAAGGACGCTGATATTATCGACTGGCTTTCAAGCAAGGATAACAGATCAGAAGCGGTTAGAGAGTTGATACGAAGGGAGATTAAACGATGGACGATTGTTTCATAGCCTTTTGGAGCGGAGCAGGATGCGGAGTAGTCGTAGGCATCATGGTAGCGGCAATACTCACGGCAATAGCAAACAACATAGAAGGAGAAAACTACAATGAGCGAGAATCAGAACATAAAGAAAACGGCTGACGAGCTTTTCAATAAGGTAATGACGGGGAACTTCGTCAAGACTACCGAAAAGAGCAAAGAGGACATAGAAGCCGACGAGGAAGCCAGGCGGGAAAGGAAAAGAAAATGAACGATCAGCTTATAAGCCGTGAGGCTTTGAAAGAGAAATTTGAAAGGTTACATTTGCACCCTGACTTATTGGAACTAATCGACAATGCCCCGACAGTATCTTTACCCGACTTCAAAAAGGGTTACGAGCAAGCAATTATTGACGGAAAAACCAATTATTCAAACGAAACAAGCAAGTGGATAAAAATGTCAGACCGATATGGAGTTTACTTTGCGTGCGAAAAATGCGGATATGACAGGGAAAGGGCAATAACAAACTTTTGCCCTAACTGCGGTGCAGATATGAGGGGTGATACAAATGGATAACCTTGAAATTGTTGAAAGAATAGAGCCACATGAAGTTTGTGAGTTGATATGCCTTAAATGCCTTGATAGATGGATAGGCGTATTTCCGCAGAAAGCATTGTTGAAAAACCTTGAATGTAAATGTGGAGAAACAGGCTTTATCATTAAGACAGGGCAGACTATAAGGGAAGGTGATACAGAATGACAAGCAGTTATTTATGTATGTGCTTTTGCTTTTTCTGCGGTTGGATAATGCACATCGTTTGGGAATGGGTAAAAGATAAGAAAGGCGGTGCGGAATGAAAGCAATCAACGAAATACTTGACTTCAAGGGTATTTATTCTGACAATCTGCAATTCTCCGAGGACGGAATAAAAGGCTATATCTGTATAGACAGACTTGATATGAGCTTTGTCGCGTCATGGGGTGGCGGTTGGGATCACGTTTCTGTATCACCGTTAAACCGAAAGACAATTCCAACCTGGGGTATGATGTGCAAAGTCAAGGATATTTTCTTTAAGCCTGACGAAGCGGTAATACAGATACACCCGCCGAAAGACGAATATGTAAACAATATGCCGAATTGCCTTCATTTATGGCGTTGCCGATATAAAGAAATGGTTTTACCACCGAGTTGCTTTGTGGGAATAAAGGCAGGACAAACTAAGGAAGAACTAATGAAAGAGTTAAAGGAAGCATATGAATTGGCAGGTGAGAAATATGACGGCTGAGCAGATACTTAAAGTTTTGAAGAACGAGCGAGAATGTATCGCAAGGCAGAGCAGACCGCTTGGAGAAAAGCCACAATGTTGTAAGGACGACAACGGAGTAAAGTTATGCGAGTATTGCGATTTGTGCTTGCCGGACAATGAAATTCTCGAAGTTTACGATTTTCTTATCGGTGGCTACGAGCTTATGCAGAAACAGGGGGCGGAAGAATACTGTATTAGGCTTGACACGAAAAAATTAAGTCAGGAAGAATTAGAAAATCTTTTAGGAAGCATTAAGCAAATTCAAAT